GGCCTGTCCTGGTTCTAGTTACATCCATGATAATAAAATGTTTAGCTATCAAAAACCGAATGCTATTCATTTTGATGAAAGGACGGCTATTCTTTACACACCTCTCAATCCTTTTTCCGAATATTTCGCCTACCTCACAGGAATAAATGAAAAAACTCAAATTGACTATTCTGCCATTACTGAAGCTGTTCAAACTTTCCCAAACCTTGGCTTCTGGTCAGATTTTACTATCACCAAGGCTTTAGAAGATCCTTTAGGAAAGAAAATTGGAATGACCAAGAAAAAATTATTTTTCGGAGAAGTTAGCTCCCAAAAAATTCACAAACATTTCTGTCCTGGTTGTATAAAACCTTTTTACCATGAACATGACGACGCAAAGCCTCATTGGCATTCCTTTGTTCGCAACACTCAAAACATTAACTACTCAATCTGCTGCCCTGACTGTGCTGCTCCTACCGCCCATGCTTTAGAGGACTCAGCTCTTTTTAAACAACTTATAGCCAAAAAACAATTCCATGTGGAACATACCATTACCATGCCTAACGAAGAAGATTGGAACGATGTTCAATCCTTAGTTGAACCTCCCAATTATCAAGACAATGTTACCAAAAACTTTCATAAAAATTCAAAACTTCGCGGAGTTTCTTTAATTGGTTTAGTTCAAGATGCTTTACCTTACTATCCAGTTTCATGGGCTAGTCATGCTCTAAATGAAATCCGTGCTAAATGTCAACGTTTTCAAACTATACGCCAACCTTTAAATGTTCCTTTAATTAACTATTTTTTAAATTTATCTCCCCAATTTTACTTTGATTACTATGGTTGGTCTAACATATTAATTCCTCAAGACATCGTTACAGTTAAACAATTTCGTTCTAAATTTCCATCCAATCGAAACAAAGATTTTATGCGTGCTCTTGAGCGCTTAGCTCCTATGATTGATAATCCTACTAACACTGCCAAATTAATGGTGAAACATGACGAACAACTGTTTAGAACAGAGATTGACAAAGATAAACAAGCTCGTGCTCTCTGTAATATTAACACTAAACTTTTGGTTCAACAAGGAGCCTTGGGTAACACACTTGAAAATTTTTGGAGAAGAACGATGAACATGGACTCTGACATATTTATGACAAGTGGAGCTATGAACTTTGAAATCACTTATTTTATCCAAAAAATGCAACACGTTCTCAGCGGAGACGTCTCAGGAATGGACGCTAGCTACCACGAAGATATTTTATTTAAATTGATTGATATAGCAATCTGGCCTCTTGATAACAAAGAATATTGGAGACCATTGTTATATAGAAAAAGTAAATTAGTAATTTACAACCAAGAATTTCCTCGAAAGTATTTCTTTAAATTTGAAAACGACGGTCGACTTCCGACTGGTGACAATCTAACATTATTGCTCAACTGCCTGTTTTGTATGGTTTTAATCACTTTCACTTCCCTCTTCGCCGGAGTTAAGCTACGCGCTTGTCTCCAAGGTGATGACCATTTAATGGAGGTTGTGAAAGGAATTGAAAACTTCTACTTACAGGTATGTCAAGGTTTTGGTCTTAAAACTACATATGATATGTGTCACTGGTATTTTGCTGAATATTGTTCGTTGCTCCCTTACAAAACTGTACCATATGAAGTTGAAATCCGTCATAGAGACTCTGAAAGAATTATTTACGAAAAAGTGAAAATGGAATTTATTCACGATTGGAAGCCGATGACTGCTTTAAAGGCTTTGGTCTACACAACTGATAATCCGGTACCTCTAGAAAAATATATTCCTCAATTACTTAAATCTCTTTCATTCCACAAAGCTGTCCCAATTTTTGAAGAATTTTATGAAAAATTAGAAAAAGAATTTGGCGTTGCCGATGAGCTTGAGAGTTGGTTTTTGCGCTCCTTAAGACATTACCAATATAAACATCAGCATACAGTCACTTGGACAATGGAAAGCGGCTGGAAAAAGAATCTAAGAAGTATTCACGGAAATTTAGAGGAGTTTGAGCTTTTCGAACTTGGCCATGAGAACATGAAAAAGCTCCTCGATATACGTATTGAAAA